ATTGCTTTTCCTGGTGGGATTGGGGATAGCGACTCGTATCCTAATTTCTTCACTAGAAGGCGAGCGAATAGAATCGCCGAGTTCATATCAAGTGGTGGTCACTATCTTGGTATCTGCATGGGTGCTTATTGGGCTGGAGAGCGTTACTTCGATATACTTGATGGTGTTAACGCTGTTCAATATATAAAGCGACCAAATGCAGATATTAAGAGAAGCTACGGAACAGTAGCTTCAGTTACATGGAATGACGTAAAAGAAGATATGTACTTCTATGATGGGTGTGCGCTAATTGGTGATGAAACTAAATTCAAAACAGTTGCACGATATGCCAATGGTGATCCCATGGCAATCATCCAAGGCAGGATCGGTATTATTGGTTGTCATCCAGAAGCACCAAAGTATTGGTATGAGAAACCTTGGCAGTATATAAATAAACACTACCATGATGGAAGACATCATGACTTACTATTAAACTTTGTAAATGAATTGGTGGAATGATGCACTCGCTATATAAAATCCTATTGAAACTTTGTCAGATCCTTGCTTGGCTACTGGCATTTTTTACCATCCCAATTATGGGTGCTCTTTGGGTAGTTTGCACACTATCCATTGCGATTATCTTGCAAATGTTGCTAGTCTTGCATCCTTCTCTTGGACGCAAGGCGGATCGGATGTTCGAAACCCACTTCTTAGACCGATTATTTTCCTCTAAATAACCCTTCTGCAACAACAACTTACGAATCCCCTCACTTTCTGAGGGGATTACAACATTTCGCTTTACTTTCATTGCATGATGGGGTATAATAGTTGTATAAATGATGAAAAGGTGATAAAAATGAAAAAAGTTTTTTTAGTTTTTGATGGTGAAGCTACTGTCGCTGTGACTGATAATCGGGCTGATGCTGATATGATGGCTTCTGAATATGAATTTGCGGTCGGTGCTGCTGATTCTAATGTTTTTGTTTATGAAACTACGTTCGGTTCTTATATCGGTGAAGTTTATAATAATGTGATTTTTAAACAATTTGTTGAGTGAGGTTTTTATGGCTGCTATGAAAGATTTGTGGGAAGAAATAAACTATCTTCTAGATACCACGAAGTGGTCTTGCGAAGAGATATCAAATTATTGTGGTTGCCCAATTGATTGGGTAAATGAAATTGTTGAACAGCGTTGGAATGAAAGGGTTAAAGCATGAATATGATTATTGAAGAAATTGATAAAGTTGAGTATCGTGGTGAAATTTTTGATCGTACTCATGGTAGTCCTTTTGATCGTGGTTCAGCTGATAGTCATTACAGTCGTCCACAAGACCCGCACTGGTATCCAGAGGGTTCTTATCGTGGCGACCGAGTTGAATCCAAAGATATGAGCATTGCAGAAATGCGTGCTTACTTTATGGGTTATGAGTTTAATGAAAGATTTGGTGATAAAAAGAATTATGAATAAATTTATGAAGATGCATGAAATTAATGAAGCGAATCGTGAGATCCTGTTGATTACGCAAGAAGAATGTGCTGAAGTTACACAAGCCATCAGTAAGGTTTTTAGGTTTGGGATGGAAGACCACCACAAAGGTGTTTCAAATCGTGAACACCTAGAAGAAGAAATTGGCGACTTGATGTGCATGATTGACCTTCTGATTGATTCAGGTATGGTCAGCGAGTCAGCTGTAATGACCGCAAAGAGTGAGAAGATGATGAAACTTCAAACATGGTCCAGTATTTTTAAGAAGGTAGCATGAGCGAAATTAAAATTCATGGCGTAAGTAAGCGTCAAAAGCGTATGTTGAATATCATGTGGAATCTTGATTCAGAGGAAGACTACTTTGAGTGGTATAATTCCCTTGATGACAATTTGCAGAAAGAAGCCGAGTTGTTGCAGCGTCTGATCATTATGGCAGAACTTGACAATGAAGTGCGCGATACAACTGATGCAAAAGAACTTTTAAAGAAATTTGCTTTGTAAGAGGATAACGTGTATAATAAACCTATGAGACCTAGAAATCTTGTTGCAAAAGATTTACGAACACCTAAGTACCGTATGCGTACTGTGGAGTCCAAGGTCAAGTATATACGTCAACCTAAACATAGGAAGGTAATGCAAGATGGATTATGAATATGAGTTAGTTCGTGAAGGACTGACACGAAAGATTATAGTTAAGAGTCGCCCATATGATTTGGTTGAGTTTTCAATCAAACAGACTTCCTTCAAAGAAGATGGAACTACTCTAACAGATAATGGTCACACTACATTTTATGACACTAAAGAATTCATATCATTTTTTGGTCCAATGATTGAAGATTTGAAAAAGGAACTTGATAATGCAAACAGTATTCAAAAATGAAAAAGAGTTTGAAGAATTTAAAACATGGACACTAGGAGTTCTCCACGATGAACAAGTCAAAGATCTGTGCGTTACTTTCACCAAAGCAGATGGCACCGAAAGAGCCATGCAATGTACCCTTGTCGAAGGTCGTATCCCAACAGATAAGATCCCAAAAACCGAAGGTTCGTCTACCACGTCTAATGGATCCGCAGTTCGGGTCTTTGACACAGAAAAATCTGAGTGGAGATCTTTCCGCTGGGAATCAGTAATTAAAGTTGAGTTTACGCTATGAAATATCTATTTGCAATTGGTTTTGTTGTTCTCTTGCTCATTCTTGCGCCAGTCGCAACTATTTGGTCACTGAACACATTATTCCCAGCCCTCAACATTCCAATCAGTTTTGACACTTGGTGTGCTGCATTGATTCTTGGTGGTGTTGTAGGTGGCTCAACTGGTCTCTCATTCAAATCAAAATAAGGATATAACATGGCAGTGAATACAGCAAAACGTAGGGCAGCAACAGCGAAAGCTGAAGCGTTCATGAAAGGTGATGAGCGAGTACTCACACAAGATAACTACATGCGTGATTTGCTCCATGTTCTAAACTATTACAACTCTAACAGTGACGACAAAGATAAGAAGAAGTGGTTCATTAGTCACTACGCTAAGATCGATAAGAAAGTAGCAGTTGAACTTCTTAAAGTTGATGAGTACCATTTCCGTACTCCAGGTATCCTTGCTCGTTTGATGGATATCGGTTCTGAACTTCAAGAAGCGGAAATGAAACATTATAATGAAGGTACTGAGAAACTACTGAATCAAATTAAGGTTCGTCAGAAGTCTCAAGACAAACAAGATAAGAAAGATGCAGCTGCAGCCAAAGAAGCATCTCCATCTAATGTGATATCAATTCAACAAAGAATGGAAGAAAAGGCTCATGACTTGGCTGGTGAAATTGAGGGAGCGATTGACGACTTTGTGCTCAATGGTTGCAAGTCCGACTTTTCAACAAAGAATTATCTACTTTCGAATCAAGTGGCTGGACCGATTGCTAAACGCATTGGAGAGTTGTTTGTTGGTACTGCCAGAGAAATTGAGGAAGCCATTGCTGGCGATGATCCGCAACTTGTAGAGGGTTACTCGCATTTTAATAAACGAGAGTTAAAGAAGTTTTCAGAGTTCTTGCAAACGATTATTGCTGATTGTCAGCAAATGGTTCAGACTGCTAAAGCCAATCGTGCTCCACGTAAACGCAAGGAAGTTTCTCCTACCAAGATGGTTGCTAAGATGAAGTTCTTGCGTGAGTTTGCAGAATTAAATTTGAAATCTGTCAACCCAACAGGTATAATTGGTTCTAGTGAAGTGTGGTTCTATAATACTAAGTATCGTCGTGTCGGTGTTTATCGAGCAGAGAATGGTACTGTTTCAGTTAAGGGAACTACTATCATTGGCTTTGATATTAAAGAATCGAAAGCATTTACCCTACGTAAGCCAGAGGAATTCTTCAAAGAATTATCTATGGGTAAACGTGCTTTGACCAATGCTTTGAAAACACTTAAGACTAAACCTTCTCAACCAAATGGTCGTATCAATGAGGAAACTATTATCCTCGGAGCATTTTAATGGAATTTAATTATATCGCAGATGGTATAGATGCAGTTGTAATAGATAACTTCTATACTGAAGAACAACTCAAAGAAATTATGATTGAGTTGAAGTGGTTGACGAAACCATCTATAATGAAAGATGAAACACATTTAAAATCTGCAGTAGAAAATGACCAATTCTTGACATCTAAGAATGGTGTATTTTTAGAAGCAGTTTTTAGAAATTGGAAACACTCAGCGTTAATTAAACATGGTATGGAACAAACCACATGTAAAGAATTTCAAGATAAACTACTTGAATTCAACACTATGTTTAAAGGGTTAATTGACTGTGATTGCAGAACACATTTACTTTCGTATTATGAGAATTCACAATATTATAAACCTCACAAAGACAATTTCTTTTTTACAATTTTAAATTACTTTTACATTGAACCAAAACAATTTGAAGGTGGGGAAGTAATTTTATATTCTTGTAATTCGACAAAACAAGCAACAGTAGAAGTAAAACATAATAGATCACTTGTTATTATGTCTTGTACAACACATGAAGTAAAAGAAATAAAATCTAAATTGCAAAATGAATTTAGTGGTAATGGTAGATACTGTAATGCCATGTTTCTTTCATTACAACAAAGGAAAGAGAATATTAATGATTCTAATTGATTATTCGCAGGTTGCGCTTGCAGCCATTTTAACATTTCAACGTGAGTTGAAAGGTACTGAGTCTGAGGTTAAAAATCTTATTCGTCATGTAACATTATCTACTATTAAATCATACAAGAAAAAGTATGGCAAAGAATATGGTGATGTAGTTATCTGTTGTGATGGACGTAAGTACTGGCGCAAAGAATTCTTTGAATACTACAAAGGTATGCGTAAAAGTAATCGAGAGAAATCTGATCTTGATTGGGGTTTGATCTTTGATACCCTTTCTGAGATGCGCACTGATCTTGCCAAATACTTTCCATATAAAGTCCTACACATTGATCGTGCTGAAGCAGACGATATCATTGCAGTAATGACAAAATATGTTCAAGAAAACGAATTGGTCCAAGAAGGTCTAGTTGAAGAATCGCAAAAAGTTTTAATTCTGTCTTCTGACAAAGATTTTAAACAGCTACAACTATACCCTAATGTGAAACAGTGGTCACCAATGCAGAAGAAGTATATCACTGCCACTAAGAAAGAAATCATTGAGCACAAGATTGAACATATTGTTAAGGGTGACGCTGGCGATGGAGTACCAAATATTCTAAGTAAGGATAATGTATTCATGGAAGGTGAACGCCAGAAACCTATGAGCGCAAAGCGTCTTCAAGAATTCTTTGAGAATGGCTTCATTGCTTGTAAGAATGATGAAGAGCGTCGCAACTGGCATCGTAACGCAACTCTGGTTGACTTTGACTTTATTCCAGAAGACGTTTCCAAAACTATTATTGATGTATACCTAAATAATAAACCGACAGGCGATAAGATGGCGATTATGCAATATCTGATTGATCACAAATGTCGTTTATTGTTAGATGAACTAGAGGATTTTTAATATGCGTAAGTATGTAACTCAAATGCTTGAAGAGATTCAAGCGACTCCTTCTGCAATTGAATTGTATAAGGGTGATGCTGTATTGAAATTGATTTTTGAATATGCGTTTGACCCTTCAAAGAAAATGATTCTTCCTGAAGGTACTCCGCCATTCAAACCTGCAGATGAGCCGTTGGGTATGACACCAACAAATATGTTCAGTGAAATGCGCAGGTTGTATGTTTTCTGCCGAGCAGATTTGTCACCATTAAAGCGTGAGGGATTGTTTATCTCTATGCTTGAGGGTTGTCATCCTAGTGAAGCAGAAGTCTTGATCGCGATTAAAGACCAGACACTACATAAGAAATATCCAAAGATCACACGAAAATTGGTAACTGATGCTGGGTTCATTCCTCCATTAGAGAAGAAAGCCAAAGAAAGTGCGACATCTTGAAGACGAAGACAGAGACTTTATTTTATTCCTTCTAAGTCTTGAAGAGGATGAGTTCAAAATGATGCTCAACTCTATGGACGAACGAGAAGCCATGATAGTATTAAACAACATTCAACTCGCAAGAGAAGAATTGTTTGATGATATGATGGAGAAAGAAGGAATGAAAGCAGCAGAGCAAGTGATAGCCAAAATCAAAAACCTTTAATTATGGAGTTTATATTATGCCGAATTGGTGTGACAATACAGTAACAATTACCCACGAAGATAAATTAAAAATTGATGTTATCGAAGCTGGTCTTAGCAACGATAAAAATCAAGAACTATTCAATGTCATTTACCCAAACCCAAGTGGTGAGTGGGATTATGAATGGTCAGTAAACAACTGGGGTTCAAAGTGGGATGCTGGCATCCATGATTGGAATCGCCAAGATGATAATACTATTTGGGTATCATTTGATTCTGCTTGGTCACCACCAATTGCTCTGTATGAATTTATGGAAAGTAATGGTTATACGGTAGAAGCGATGTACTGGGAGCCAGGAATGGGCTACTGTGGCGCATGGCGTGATGGTTATGATGACTTCTATGAGTATGATATCAGCGATCGTGATACATTAGAACAAATCCCCGAAGACATTTTAGATTTTACCGCACTCATGGAGCGTCATGAAGACTGGATTGCTGAAGAGCAAGCAGAGGAAGAATATCAAGAATACTTAATGACAGTTACTGATTGGTATCCAGTTGATGTTAATCCTGCACGTGTTGGTGAATACGAGGTTACTGAACAAGGTTCTCCAAACTGGCCATTCTATAAGAAAGTTCTTTGGGATGGTGAGAAATGGACACTTGATGGAAAAGATTATAAAGTTGGCACATGGCGTGGATTGAGAGAGGATCCAAATGTTTTGGTTTAAGCGAAAAGAAATTGTAGTTGATACATTTACGTGTAATGCAACCTTGATTGAGAATTTTCCAATTGAACAAGCAAGTAAATACTACCCAAAATATTTTAAAGATATGCCAAAGTTTGTTGAAGCAAAAGCAACAAACGATCCAAATATCCCAGATTCTAAAATGACAATTAAGACTGGAACGATTAAACTATGTAATGGTCTTACTGATTTATTCTCTAATGGTTTTATTATACCAGCTTGGCATGAGTTTAACATTGAAGTTACTGATTCTGGTAAGACAGTTATTCCATCTGTGTTTCAGGAAATAACTATCTATGAAGTACATCCACGCTGGCAATATGGTGATAATATCTATAAAGATCATACTCATATTAAATTATTATCCCCATGGTTAGTCTACGAGAGCAGTGGTGTAAAATTTACTTGGAATCGTTGTGATTGGCATCGCAGTGATAACGCCAATAGTTTTAATGCTCTTTCTGCGGTTGTTGATTTTAAATACCAGAATGCTACTCATGTAAATGCTTTTGTTAAGAATGGTACTATTACTAGATTTGATGCTGGAGATCCATTTGTACACCTAATACCAATTTCGGAAAGTAGGGTTAAGATTAAAAATCATTTAATATCGCCTAATGAGTGGCATACTAAACGAGTTAATTACCAGGTGCATAATTCTTATACAAATCATAGAAAGTTAAATTATCCAAAACAGACTAAATGTCCATTTGGTTTTAGTAAATGACCCCATTAAATCTATTTCCAACTCTTATAGCATTATTCGAGAATTCTAGCCACTCAGAGCATAAGAATATATTCAATAATAAATATTCACATTTAAAATATGATGAAGTTGGAGAGCAGCATGGGCAGAACAAAACACATCATGATGAACACTTTCAGGAATTCTATAAATTTGTAGTGAATTCTGCGAATGATTATCTAAGACATTTGAATATGAATACAGATAATTTTTATCTTGTTATTGCTAAATCATGGATGTCATTTGTAAATAGTAACAATGGTGTTCCTGCCCATAATCATTCTGATCACCATTTATCTTTTACGTATTACATAGATGTTCCGAAAGACAGTTGTGATGTAATATGTTTTTATGATAATAAAAGAAATACAAATGAACCATTTTATGGAGCATTTAATTCAAATATAGGTTCTCCACCAAATAGTTTTGGTGATAACATGTATAATAGTTTAAATTATACACTAAAGATTAAAGAAGGTCAATTATGTATATTCCCATCAAAATTAGATCATTATGTTCCTAAAGGTAATTTTAAGAACGAGAGAAAATGTATAGCAGGAGATCTATTATTAATTTACAAAAATTCAAATAATAAGAATCCTTGGGGTTTATATAAACCAGAAAACTGGAAGTATTATGAAACAAAAATGGATTGATGCGTTTATGGACACTGCGACTAGATTCGCCCAGTTGTCCAGTGCAAAACGATTGCAGGTTGGTGCGGTTGTCGTGAAAGACAATCGTATCATCTCAATTGGGTATAATGGAATGCCATCTGGATGGACAAACGAATGCGAAAATAAGATTTATGTTGATCCAACATTAGAAGAATCAATGTTATATCAGAGCAAAGCAGATGTCTACCTTGATGTAAATAAAAAATTATATGAATTAAAAACAAAAGATGAGGTTATCCATGCTGAAGCAAATGCAATTATCAAATTGGCTCGTGATGGTGAATCAGGCAATGGCTCCAGTTTATTCTGCACTCATGCTCCTTGCGTTCACTGCGCTAAATTGATTCATGGAGCAGGTATAAATACATTATATTATAGACAATCGTATCGTAACGATGATGGTCTTGAGTTCTTGCGTAATTGTAAAATAGAGGTTAATAAAGTATGAGTGAAATGACAATGAAAGTATCAACTTACTTAGATACATCTTCTGATGAAATGTGTCATAAGTTATGGGATACACCAGTAGTTATTGCTAGACCATTCCCAAAAGAATTTGTTGATCAACTACGTGAGGATGTTAAAGAAATTGTTGCTGGTCCAGGTCAGTTTAATCATACTGATATATGGAGACTACCCAATTTACCAGAAACATTGACAACAGTTCGTGACAAAATTATTGAGTTGTCTGAAAAATACTTTAGACCATATGCTGAACAACCATTACCTCCATTAAGAATTTCTAAAGGATATTTCAGAGAAGTTTTACCAGGTGAGTATAGAGTTTCTCCACATAAACATACTATGAATTATGGTGTAGCTGCATTTTATATTACGGCAGAAAAAAGAAATCCTGGTAATTTGTGCGTAGTAGATCCTAGAGGTGGTATAAATTGGTTAAATCAATTCACACCTTACAAAAGGATAAAAATTGAAGAGGGGATGCTTGTTTTGCATCCAGGATATTTGCTGCATTATGTTGAGCCTACTGATTATACTGACATGAAATATGACTATCGTCTAGCATTAATTACTGGAGTAAAAAGAGATTACGATGAGTTCTTGGAAGAACTAAGAGTCAATGATGAATTCTTAAGGACATTTGGCTCCAATGGTGTAAGACCTGAAGAAAAATAATTAACATGAATCTTATAACCTACATAAGAACAAAATATCTTTTATGGAAACGTAAGAGAGAAATTAAAAAACACGATCCATTTATCTACAAATGAAATTACTTGCCAATGGATGTAGTTTTACTGCTGGAACAGATTCAACTCAAGAAAAACAAAGATATAACATAGATGTTTCTTGGGCAAAATATCTAGCAGATTCATTTAACATGGACTATTTTAATATAGCAACTCCAGGTGAAGGCAATGAATACATTTATATGAGTACTGTTGATTGGGTTTCTAAAAACTCAACAAATGATTTATTTGTATGTATTCTTTGGAGTGGGTTTGAAAGGTTCTTAACTTGGGACAATGACGAACATAAATCGCATTCTTTGTATTCAATTACAATGAGACCAACTTCTACTTTCGCCAAATCGTATGTTGAATCAAAAGCATTAATGGAAAATTATGAATATTTGATTTACAAAAATTTATTTTATATATACATGACAGCAGTTTTCTTAGAACGATATAATATAAAATATTGTTTTATGAATGCTTTTGATGGATTTGTAAATCCAGATAACATTTCAAATAAAAAGATTAAAGAATTATACATTACATTATTAAAAACATATAATGAAAGAATTCCTAAACATCTTGGATTCAGCAATCACAGCGAAATGTATTCACCTTATTTGAGAGAAGTGCTTAAAATACCGAATGCACCTTATGGGACAAAAACCCATTGGGGTGAAGACGGGCAGACTGCCTACGCAAATCTCTTACAAAAACACATAGAACAAAATGATATCTTGGGGAATTAGTGGCAACAGCCACGATGCTGCTTTGGCAGTTTTTGTTGATGACAAATTAGTTTTTGCTTCTGAATCTGAAAGGTTTAATCGAATAAAAAACTCATCAGAGTTATCCAACATTCTAATATCATATGCATATATGTGGGGTGAACCAGAACGAGTTTACTGGTACGAAAATCCATATAAAAAAACAGCAAGACAAGTTATTGCTGGCCAAGGTTTTAATTGGAAAGAAAACGATGTAAGTAGATATCTTTCTAAAATGGATATAGTTTGTCCAATAACTTATGTTGATCATCACCATAGCCATGCAGCTGCTGGATACTTCACAAGCAAGTTTGATGATGCATGCGTTATAGTTATCGATGCTATTGGAGAATTCGATACAGTTTCTATTTGGAAAGCTGAAGGAAACTCATTAAAAAAAGTTTGGAGCAAACAATATCCATATAGCATTGGTTTATTCTATTCAGCAATGACTCAACGTGTTGGTCTTAAACCAAATGAGGAAGAATATATCTTAATGGGTATGTCCGCTTATGGTGATGGAAATAAACTAAAGAAATCTGTTGAGCAGTTATTCAGAACAACCAATTTGCATAGAGGTTGTAAAGATTGGGAACCAACAGCTGATATATTTGATATTGCATCAGCCACTCAAGTTGTATATGAAGAACTTTTATTTGATTTACTTTTAACTGCTAAAGATATAGTCAAAAGCAATAATCTGGTATTGATGGGTGGGTGTGCGTTAAATTGTGTTGCAAATTCAAGAGTGGGTTTTTTGTTTAACGAAACATGGATAATGCCAGCACCTGGAGATTCAGGTAGTGCTATTGGCGCAGTGCTTGCTGAGAAGAAAATACATATACCATTTGATACTACATTTCTTGGCTATGATATGGGATATCATAGTTCAGATTATGAGATATTAGATTATCTGCTTGAACATAAAATATGCGGTGTCGCTAGAGGAAAGGCTGAGTTTGGTCCACGTGCTTTGGGCAACAGAAGTTTAATTGCGGATCCTCGTGGTTCTGACATCAAAAATAGAGTAAACGCAATTAAACAGAGACAAGAGTTTAGACCATTTGCTCCAATTATTTTGGAAGAGCATGTTCATAATTATTTTGAAATGCCGAAGGGGTGGACGAAAAGTCCATTCATGCAAGTAACAGCAAGATGTAAATCTCCAAATAGTTTTCCTGCTATCGTTCATGTTGATGGAACAAGTAGAGTTCAGACTGTTGGTAAAGAAGATGGTGGACTTCGTAAACTTCTTGAACTTTGGTATGCAAAAACAAATTGTCCAATGTTACTCAACACAAGTTTGAACATCAAAGGTCACCCGATGGTTAACACTATCGCTGATGCACGTGAATTCGAAATGCAACATTCAGTAAAAGTATTTTCATAAATCGCTTGACTTTTATCAAATAATTTGGTATAATAGGTGCTAGAACTGAGAAAAATTCCTAAATAAATCATAACCCTACGAACTGTAAGGTTATTAAAATTTCGCTTTACTTTCAATCAAAACTGTAGTATAATCAATCTATGAAATCGTTAAACATATCCAGACAGCTGAATAAGCATCTACCACTATTAAGTGGCTGGACATGCACACGCCCAGAGATTAATGTATCATATGCGTTTGATCGAGGGGGTTTTGGAAAGTAAAGTAAACAGATAAAAGTTTATTTCCCAAAACCCTCTACCTGAAAAGTTAGAGGGTTTTTTGTTTTGTAGCCATCGTGCTTATTGTTCTTTAAAAATTTGCGTACCAAATGTTCCCGAATGGTGTAGTGGTAGCACAACAGACTTTGACTCTGTTAGTATAAGTTCGATTCTTATTTCGGGTGCCAAACAAAAACACATTGATCATCTAATTGGTCAGGATGGTGTTCTTAAGGCATTAAATGTAGGTTCGACTCCTACTCAATGTGTTTTTGTTTAGTAAATTTTGGGGGGTATAACTTAGTGGTAAAGTAGTAGGCTTTTAACCTATTAACCAGAGTTCAATTCTCTGTGCCCCTACCAATTATGGTGTTGTTAGTTTAGTGGTAAAACTACGGATTGTGATTCCGTCATCATGAGTTCAATTCTCATACGACACCCCAAATAAAATGCTGCTTTAGCTGATGTGGTCATAGCAGGGGTCTGAAGAACCTCGGAAAGTAGTTCGATTCTACTAGGCAGCACCAAATATCCTCTTGTAGTTAAATGGTATAACAGACGCTTGATAAGCGTCCATTACAAGTTCAATTCTTGTCGAGAGGACCAAGTTTCGCCCTATTAGTATAATGGCATTACACCTGTTTTGTAATCAGGTTACGGCAGTTCGATTCTGTCATGGGGCACCAGTTTTTATCCGAGTGTAGCGCAGTCTGGTAGCGCATCTGGTTTGGGACCAGAGGGTCGCAGGTTCGAATCCTGCCACTCGGACCAAGTTTTGGGCTGTTAGTGATAATGGGAGCACGCTGGCTTTGCACGTCAGAGGTAAGAGTTCGATTCTCTTACGGTCCACCAAAATGTATGCCTCGTTAACTCAGTGGTAGA